TATAGTTTTGCATGAGGTTTTGGATTTTGTTGCAAATGGGTTGGATTTTTTGTCGAAAATATTATCAGACGTAAAAATTTTGGCAACAAAAAAGCGACGTCTCCAAATCGGGGACCTCTCTAATCTGCTTGTGAAAAGCTTGTAACGCCTATTTCACAATCTTTTTATTCTATAAAATCCGATCTTTTTAATTAATGTATTCGACCAACATTCCCTGCTGGATAATATCATTATCCCCGACTCCTTCGCCTGTACATTTGATTACAATGGCTGCTCCATCATCCTGTGTATCTGTAGCGAAATAAGGAGCAACGATCATCGCCACATTTTCAAAAAATCCGGTTCCGAATACGTCTTGTGTGTCTACTCCGGTCCTGATTGCTGTGAATTGTGCCGTCCATTTATAAGCCTGATTTATTGTCATCGAAGCCGAGTAGATCACGGTTGATCCAAAATATACCTTCACCGTTTTGGCATTGGCATTATTGGCTATCGTCCCATAGACCGTGACTCTAATACCCTTCCCATTGGCATTTAGAGCGTTGGCTGGGAGGGAATAAGTCATCAGGATATCTTCCCCCGCTCCTACATTCCCTACTCCTGTTGTATCTATTTTTGCCGCCCCAATATACGGAAGATCGGGAATAATCAATGCAAGCATCTTCGTAGCCGATAAGGCATAACCTATGATCTGAGGGTTTGGAATAGCAGGTTTGGTCTGGGTTAGTTCCCCGGCCGTCGACGGATCGAGATAAATCGGAGCTCCAAGCGATGCCCAGGCCCAACCAGCATTTGTGATCTCCCCCATGCGGTGGATCCGGACGATTTCATCGGCATCTCCGCCTTCAATAAAGATTCCGTGGCAGGGCTGCTTCGCCCCATCTGCCTGGGCCTTGTACCATTTGCTATCAGATGCTTTAAAATAACCGGCCTTGTAGGCCGCAACCGTCTCTCCGAGTGTCGCTAATATTCGCGTTGGAATATGTTCATCGATCGCCTCTATATCAGTCCCAAAAATGGAATCCCACCCTTGAGATGAATATTCAATCGTCTGGAGATTATATTTGTCAGTCATAGTTCTCTCCTAATTTTTTTCGCAGGTGACTTGCACCTGATCGGACTCGTAAGTGATTCCTCCCTCCACTCGATAGTTCGAAAGCTTAAAGAGCACCGAATCCGGCAGCGCCCCATTGTCGCTAAGGCTCATTGCCTCCGTATACGTCCATGTAGCTGCATCTATTGCGGTCGTAGTCCGCATCTTTACACCACCAACCCACACTTCGATTTTAAAATAGCCTTCTCGATCGGCATCCGCAAGCACTATTCCCGGGATCCCGATCCCTGCGCCTTTTCCCCTGTACCTGGGAGACCAGGTCAAAACGATATCCGTTTCGTAACGCGCCGCAAAGGCCCTTCCATTAGCAAAAAAATTACCCGGAATATAAGGAGTAAGCGCCTTACCGGCCAATATCAAATCGATAGCCGCACAGTCCGCCAAATCGCCCTCTTTGTTGATATTATAAGGGACGAATTTGAATTTACGGGTCGCGCCAGCCATAATCTCTACGTGTTCAATAAAGGTGATATTTTGATCGATGGCATAAAAATCCTCACCGTCAAGATGATCTTCTTTTTTTGTTCCGAAGCGGCCGCGAATAATTCCTTCGAGTTTATATTGGGTCCCAGTCACCGGAGTAATCGACTGAAATGAAATAATTTCTATGGTGCCATCTGCTTTGATTAAAATGGCTGTGTTTTTCGTTCCAGCAAAGATCTCGGCCCAAGCAGATGTCTCAATCTGATCGACGTCGTCATTTGCAAAATCGATTGTGATCCCTGTTTCCATATCGATCGGATAGGTATTTGCCGGGTAATTGCCGACCAGGGTGCCATACGGCCTGATATTGGCTACAGTATCGATCAATGAGTACGAAACTCCTCCATCAATACTCATATAAACCAAAAATCCGAGATCATAGGCAGATTTGCGGCAGGCTATGGGAAGGATAGCAATCCCTTCTGACATTACGAACGGCGCCTCCATCACCATTTGATGATCGAAAGGCGCCACGGTATAATCAGGCGCAGGGATTGTGAGAATGGTCGGAGAAGTCATCAGCGTGACCGGTGTGGCGACCGAATAGATATCTTCCATCGCGTAAACATTTATCCTCTCGGATTGGAGCTCCTCTTCTTCTTTTGCTAATACTCTGCATATCATATTCGATATGCCATAGCGGGCATAAGAAAATTTAAAGCAATCGCCAACCTCATATTTGAAGGTTTTTCTGTTGGCCGGGAAACTAATTATCCCAAACGGATAAGATCCCTTAAGAAGCTGTTGTCTTGATGCCCAGACAGCATTCTCATTTGTCGTGAACATAGCAAACTGAATTGTTTTTGAAACGATTCGGCCCTGGATATCTTTATTTCCGATATCCACTGCTGGAGGGTCAGCCATCGATTGCTTGATATCTACAGCCATTTATTATGGAATCTCCCATCTCTCGCCTAATTTAATGATTATTTCATCTATCTCATCAGTCGTCAAAAGAACGTTGCAAATGATCACATCTCCAAGCAGGCCCTTCCAAGTATAACCTGCAACACCGAGGAAACTGGATGAACAGCCCAGATATAATCCGGTCACGTTTCCACTATTAAAACCACTGGGTTCCTTTCCTGCATCCGTAGTCCAAGCACCGTCCCCATCATATTTAACCTTTAAGGTTGAGACCAAACTGGCATTGAGGGTAAAAGCAGCAATAAAAGCCTTATTGTACCTTCTTGGAGAAAAATTAACATTTGCCATATAAGCATCATCACCGTGACATCCCGCTTTATGAATTGTCTGATTATAAGTATCGTGATTCTTCAAATAAGACCAGAAAAAAGCAATAGATCCCTTTAATCCGACAAGATCATTGGTGGTAGCCGTTGGGACACCACGGGCCTCTTTTGCAAAGTAAATAATTGTCCCTTCTGCTGTTGGAAATGGGGTCATGGCAGCCCAAGTTTTATAGGCTTGGGTTACAATTGGAGAAATATCCCAATATCCAAAACCTGGAACCTGGGACCAGAAGTTGGCATTCGGAACGACGATGTCGAGATCCGGGAGTTTATTTGCCCCTGCTGGAGCTGAGTTATAAAGAATTAACCCACTTTCCTCATCTACTTTATACCAGCCGATACAGCCTCTTGGGGTCCAAGGTGCGGGCCTTTCCGTAATTTCAGGATATTGGACCTTGATTTCATTCATGGTCTCTATCCAACTACCCCGATTAAATGCAGGGGTATCAAGCATCACAGATTCGTCGATGACGGGCAGCGTATCTACGTCATAATCATTCCGAATTAGTTTCGGATGAAATTTTCCATCGGAACCATACCGGATGATTGCATCGATATGGCTATTAATCGTTTGGAGCAATGTCTCTGGGCTCTGGGGCTGGCTAAATAAGATGGATATGCCGCGGCCTTCAAGTGATAATTTGGAAGCCAAAAAGGCAAAATCGGCGGTATGAAGCCAGGTTTCGGGAAGACCCGCCATCTTGATGAGTATATGCCAGATCGCATGGGCCGGATTGTAATCAACCGTTTGAATCAAATGTTTTGTGGAAAAGCTCAATCCGGGTGTTTTTCTAACGATAAATCGCATTGTCGGGATGCGATTATAAGCACCAATAGCACAGGCGCCGAAGAAGGCCCAGCATAACCCTCTAAGGGGCGAATTGAGCGTGGCATCGCCGATAATCTCTGCAACATCGGCATTAGCCGGTTGATCGTCGGTGCCAAAATAGAATCGCATGGCGCCCATGCCCTCAATAATAATCTCTTCGGACCCTCCTGATACCGGGCGATTTAGTTCGCCTGACCACACAACTTCATCATTTTTTAAAATAGTATATAAAGTATCCACGGGTCCTATGCCGAGGAGACCCACTTGCCAATAGGCAGAATATTCATACCCTGTGATCTACTTCTTTTTCTTGCCGCCCTTGCCTCCGGATGTTTTGGCGTATTGCGGAATGGCGCTCTCTTTGCCATAGCAGAGCAAGTGGCCGGTAATCTTCGAGGTACCGAGAAGATCTTCAATAGGCGACCCGATCTCATTCGACATGATCTCCATCGCCTGGATGGCAGGATTTTTGATATCCGGAGTTAACGGGTCGATCATCATTCCAAAGGCAGACCCCATGAGGCCACCTGCCAACGCGCCTTTAAATGCGGCAGCGGATCCTATCGGACCGCCGATAAAGAACCCTACGATCCCGCCTGCCACTGCTCCGAAGATGCCGCCTATGCTCATTTCAGAATCCTATATGCAAATCGCATTTGTCTTCTAAAGATTCGGTCATTGATATTGATTTTTTTGACCGCCAGATTATCGATCGCCTGATAAATATAGCCATCGAAATAAAAGCCTGCATGAGAGATCGCTTTACCATAAAAGGCAACAGGAATGTCTCCATTTTTCAGTGCATTCAGACCGATTTTTTCATAATTTCCTTCAAATTCTTTTTCAAAGCCTTCCATGAGAAGAGACTTTTCATTGTGGAGATGCCAATCCCTGGAATAATTAGGAATTAAATTCTTTCGCCATTTAAGAAGGCCCACCTCTTCCAGAACGCGGGCGACGAAATGGATACAGTCGGTTCCCAGGCCCTTGACGCCGCATCGATGTCGGTAGGGAGTATCCAACCATTCATCCAGAATACGCTTCAGATCGCGCTGATTGTCGGGATCATCAAAAAAATAATTCATAAGACCTGGATTCCCGTTTTTACGGGAATGATGGTTTTATCTATTACGGCACTCTTAGGGCCGGATTTTCTTCCGGCGTAAAAGGAAATCCCAAAAAGTTGTCGATGTTAGAAAAATTATCCCGGCATGTTTCAATCCTTCCATTGCAACCGCGATAGGCATCAATCGAATTCCCCGTCTCTAACTCCTTCATCGCATAGGCTATGGCAATGGTATTACCTACATGATAAACAATGGCCCTTTTTTCACTCCCGAATTCGATTGAGCCG